AGTTTCTTCCTCTTGCTGCCAGATTAACTGGTCCTGCGAGGGTTGGGCTGGTTGCTGTGGGGCGCGGCGTGACAGGTTCAATTCGGCGCGAGCTTCTGCAAGTTCGCGTTCGGCTTGCTGTGCACGAGCACGGGCGGTGATGATTGCTTGCTGTGCCCGGCTTACACGCGGCGCAGGTGCAGGTTCATCATCGGCAGGGTCAGTCGGTGCAGGCTCGTCATCGGATTCCTCGGGCTCGTCGTCCGGTACAGGCTCGTCATCGGGCGGCGGCTCATCAGGCTCCGGCGCAAAGTCGTCATCGGGTGCGACCGCTGGAAAAAGGAAAGCCAGCAATAAGTACCACAGTTTCAATCTCATCATCTTCTCCTAGTTGGTTACGCCAACAGTGCGAATTGCACTACCCGTGCTCAGGTCTGCCCGTAACGGGGGCAATGCGAAAAATTTATTATGCACCAATTTTTGACGGCGCAAGTAATTTGTAGGGTGAAATAGTCCCGGGTCGCGGTCATCGCGCAAATACCAAAGTAATTCGGGCCCGTATCCACACCTGGCGACAAGATCGTCCGCCTTAAATTCCTGCCAATGGCAGACCCATCGGGTCACAAATGGAAATAAGAGCGAAAGAACGCGCCATTCGGTGTGGTGGCCACGGCAATGCGCAAACTCATGGTACAGGGCGGCAATTTGAACCCGAACGGGCAATGCCGCAAACTTGGTTCCAAGAAAAATTCTCTTGAATCCGAAAAAGGAAAACGAACGAGCCTCGCAAGGCCAGTTCGTTTGTATGACCTTTGGGAAGGTCAAGGCTGTGGGCTCGTCGGCATGGCGACGGCCACCGGTTGCACCACATCCGCCGCACCAGACTGGTCGCTGGTAGCGGCGTCGGTAATGTCTCCCGCCACGGGTGTCGGCGGGAGGTTAGGTACACCGTTGACGTCCGGGTTGTTACCGAAACCGGTGTACGTTGGGTTTGGCGTAGGTGCGTTCATGGTTATGCACTCATTGTGGCGGTAACGGTCGAGTACATACCGGTAATCGTAATCAGAGGAGAGTACGTTGCTGGGGCAGTAGCGCCGCTGACGTTGAGCGTTGCAGCAGTGGCAGTCCAAGCGGCGGCAGACACAGGGGCGGCAATGACAAACGAGGTGGCAGAAGTCACCTTATTGATCGGATACCAGCCGGCAGGCAGAGTGCCAGTTGTGGTGCCAATGTAGATCAACTGACCGACCGTTGGGCTGATCGAGTTACCGCTCAGTGTCACGGTGTAGTTGTTGGTGGTACCGACTTGCGCCAAAGAGCTAAAGGTCGAGCCAGCGGTGAGCGATATACCTTGGGTGGAATAGACCTGTGTGATCTGGCCCAAGAAATTGCGCTTGGCGGCGGCCAGCACAGAGGTTGTACCGGCCAGCGTCACAGCGGTATCGCTGAGGGTTGGCGTGGCCACTGTGGTCGAGGCAGCAGTCGTAATCTCAAACGTGAACTGCTGGCCAATGCTTAAAGGCTGTGGCAGGCGCAGGCCCATGTTGTAAGCAGAGTCCAAAGTCACCGTAACGGCAGAGCCGGCAGTCAGCAGCACCGAGGCGGCCGCCAAAGCGGTCAGCGTCAGGGTGGTGCCCGACACGCTGGAATACTGTACGTTACCAGCGGCAGAAGCACCGTTGGCGGCTAGCAAGTTGAGGGTGTTTTGCAACGTGGAGTAATCCATCATCGCCCCGGCGACCACAGGGGTCGGAGCCGGAATGAGTTTGGGGCTGATAAACGAGAGCATGATGCTCAGGGCTTTGGTGATGCGATTGGGTTTCATGGGGTTTCTCCAAAAAGGGTTGAAAGGCGGACGCGGGTATGGTAAAGGGTTATTTGGAAAAATACAACCGGTAAGGCTAGTGTGGGCATGTTATGCGACTCTCACTACGGTGAATTGAACTTCTCCTGCAATGGTTCCAACAGGAATTCCAGCACCATTTGCGCGAATAACGGAGCCGCTTGGTAAATAACCAGTCCATGAAGTTGAACCGGCATAATTTGCCGCCGATGGAGTAACTGCCGCCAAAACAGCAGAGGCGGCAGATGTGGTAATTGAACCTGTTAAATTTGAATCGTTTAATGTTATTCCGCAAGTAGATAATGTATTAAAGTTATCTGTATAACTAATAGCATAAACACCATTTGTATTGATTGTGAATGATGCCCCCAACGTAGCAGAATCGGCGTAAGTAATGTCACTACCCTGATTTGTTACCGTATTAGTAAACCTGCGAATTGCAGTGTTAGTCGCGCCGTATCCATTAGCCGTATTCAACCGCACCATGCTTGATAGCGGAGGCATTTTTTCAATTACCGCTTGCGTAGTGCTAATTAATGTTACTCGGGAACGATGGTTTACAGGTATATCGTTAGCGGCGATGTTGCTAAACGTACCATCGGAATTTTCTTTAACTAATTGAGGTGGAGATGCAATTCCGTTAATTTGTAAAGTAGGTGACGCACCCGATGCCGCATTAAAATTAACAAAAAATGACATTCCAACAGCATATGCGGCATAAGTTGGATTTGGCGTTATTGTGTAAGCAGTTGACGTTCCACCAGTTGTATATATTGTGCTGGTGTTATTTCCCTTGCTTGTAATGTCAACGTTTGCACCTGATGCCGCTGCCCCCAAAGCGGTTAATGCCAACGGGGCGGTTGTAGCACCTGTTCCCCCGTTAACAATACCCAACGTGCCTATTACTCCGGTTGTTAAAGGTAACCCTGTGCAATTTGTAAGCACGCCGGACGTTGGTGTTCCAATCAGAGGAGTTACCAATGTCGGGCTAGTGCTCAATACGTTGGAGCCCGAGCCTGTAGAAGTCGTTACCCCCGTACCACCGTTACCTACCGTCAAAGCCGAGGAAAGCGTTAAAGCTGTAAACGAGCCCGAACTAGGCACTGTTCCGCCAATAGGCCCCGGAGATGCAAATGTTGCACCACCCAAATAAGACGCATTAAGGTTTGCAACTTGAGTGGTAGATGCAACGGTGAAAGGCGCGGTCCCAGTAGCGAGCGTTGAAGTTATTATCCCTGTAGCCGACAACGTAGTAAATGCACCGGTGCTTGGCGTTGTGTTGCCAATAGGGGTATTGTTGATCGAGGCGATACTTAACGAACCGGCACTAAACGCTCCAGCCACATTTACCGCGCCGGTCGTGCCGTTAATAGTCATGGCGTCGGTCGCGCCACTATTAACTACAAAATGGATACTGTTTGCGCCATAGGTTCCAATGGCAAGGTCGGTACTGGCCGACGCCAAGTAAGAATATCCCGGCTGATTGAACGCGCCAGTTCCGGTAAAGCCCGATGAGTTAATACCCATCTCGACATAATTAGTCGTTGCCGTTCCTGCATTATTGGCCGCCACATAGCTCGATGACGCAACGGAGCCCGAGCTAAGGTTTTGAATAATGACTTGGTTATAGCTATTGGTGCTTGATGCAAATGTGCCAATCGTCCCCGTGTCGGTAAAGCTCGGGGTTGCACCTACCGCCAATGTTGTAGCCGAGAATGCCCCTGTAACCGCAATGCCGCCACCGAGCACAGTCAGGCCACCGGTTGTGACGACCACACCGGTAAAAGTTGCTGGCCCCGGGTTGACCGCGCCAATCGTTGCGCCATCGAACGCACCTTGCGCAAAGGTAGGCGCGAGCAACCAGTTGATAATCTTTGCAGGCGATACTTGCCCACCTTCACCGATTTGATATAGCTGTGCAATGGTGCTCATGGTTTAGCCTATTGTGGCATCGGCTGTGAGCCGGGTGGTTGCTGCATCGGACGCTGAGGGGCAGGTTGGGCACCCATGCGCGGTGTGCCGGGTACGCCCGGGCCTGCACCGCCAGGTACGCCGGGCTGCCCCGGCTGCTGGGGAGGTGGCGCGGCCTTTTGGCGTTTCTCCTCCATTTGCTTCATGTGCCGCTGGATGTGGGTGCGAATCAAACCGGTCGGGTCACCGGTCTTGACTGCCGACTGCTGGTGGTCTTGGATGTGGGCGGCATCGTCATCCCCCTCATGCACCTCGACCATGATGCCGTTAATTAGCATTTCGTCCTCCAGCGCCGGCGGGACGCTGTATTTGTTGCGCTCATCAATGAGCACTTTTCCAGCCAACTCGGCGCCAAAGACGTTTTCGCACATATTTTCCAAAATGGGCGTAATGTCGAGTTTGCGACCGTTAAGTTGTTGAGGAGGAATGCCGCGCAGCACGTTCATAAACGCAATTTGCTGCTGCATCCGGTTCAAGTTGTTGGTGTACGCGGTGCCGGTCCACTGGAAGAAGTACCGCTCGCCCCACTGCTGAGGCGGAATAACCTGCATCGATGCCTTGATGCCAATATCTCCTTGGCTGAGTACCGTCAAGTCCTCTTTGCGATATTGAGCGTCATACTCAAAAAACCGTTCCATGATTTCGTTGAGAATCTCGTCCTCAAACCGCTCGGCGTGGTCGGTCACAGCAACTGATTGCTCTTGCTGCTGTGCGCCCATTGCGGCATTGTTCTTGCGACCTTTAGGCATCGCACCCATCATCATCTCGTTGACGTCAAGCGACTGATGGATTTGGGCCTTGATGTTCTCGCACATCCCGGCTGCATCTTTCCAAAGCTGAGGGAAGTTCTGGAACTGCGTGCTTTTGGGGTCCACTGGCCACACCGCCGCGAGCCCAAACACCATCATGGCGTAGTTGGGGTTTTTATCGGGGTCAGTCATCACAATGGGCAGGAGCGAGTACATCGCGGAGTCCTGACCCATGTTCCAAAAGTCGTTCAAATTCCATTGCAGGCGTTTGACGGCCTCAATCTTGGAAATGCCGTTAAAGCTGCCAGCGGTGCGCTCGACCGGGGCGGAAATGACCGATCTTTTTTGGCCCCACGCTGGAGCCTTGACGATGCCGATAATGTCCTTGTCACCGGCAAAATAAATGTCCATCAGGCACTTGCCTTTGTCCTCATCTTCCGGGTCGGTGAGGTAGGCTTGCGCCCAATAGATCAAAGCGTACTTGAGCGTGCCCTCGGTCTTGATACCGGCGTCTGCCGTGCGCTTTTTGTCCGGTACGACTTTTTCCTTACCCTTGCGCTGGTCCACCCAAGCGCCGAGGTCGGACTCCTCATCAATGACAAAAATGCCCTCGTCCATCAGGCCCTTGATTTGCTCTTGCGACATGCGCAACTTGAGGCAGGTAATCTCGGCCTTGTTCAAATTGGTGCATGTGGGCGGCACCACAATGAAGTCCTCGGTGGCAAAGTCCACAATGTCTGGGCCCTCGTCCACAACCTCTGTGGTTTCCAACTCATCGACTTCCTCGTTGGGGTCGGCAATTTCCAACTCCGCGCCCTCGACGTCAGTGACGATCGGGTTGCGCTTAATCATGTTGGAGACGTTGCGGCTGGTGCGCTGCCAATCGATATAAACATTCCATTGACCCGTGACGTCACCGGCCATGAGCATCGATCGCACCACTGAGCGCAGCTTGGTCTTGCGGATGTAGTGCTCTAGGAGTGCAAGCTGGGGCTGTGGGTTTTGGTTGTCGCTTCCGACTGCTTCAACGTGCTTGTACTTGGAAGGGAACAGTTGCTTGAGTGCCCGTTTTGAACGAGCCACAATAGCATCTCGAACCACCGGAAGGTAGCATTTCGAGTTTCCAACGTAGGCTTGGTTGTCGTCGGGGTCAGCATTGAAGATGCTCCAATACTCCTCAATCGACTCATCCGCCTCCTCGCGGTTCTGATAGCCCTTGAGGAGCTTGGGGTACATCTTCTCACATTTTTCGTAAATCTCGGAGTCGGGTTTACTCGCCCAATTCATAACCTTTTCGTCTTTGGCGCGCTCTTTAGTGTCGCCAGGTAGAGGTTGCGCTTTTTCCTTGGGCTTGCGTGTCATGATTACCCTTTTTTACGCATCATCGCATTGCCGCTGGTCTTTTCCCGGGGTTTGGTTTCCGGGCCTTTTTGCTTCTTTGTGCCCTCTTTCATGGGGGCTTTGGGGCGGGGCTGGTTCTTTGGGAGCATGGTGTTACCTCCGAGGTAGGGCCGATAAAAAAGGCGTGCCCGTTGAGTTTACACTGTTCGGGGTCATACCGACGCTCGCATTATTTGCTTTGCTCATGGCCATTGTCAACGTCTCCAGTGATTCCATGAGCGTGCGCGATGCGTTGCGGTTGGGCTCGGTTCCGCGCTCACCCCCGGATTTGACCGGCCAGTGGTAGTCGCCGGACAGCGCAGAGAGCGTTTTGTGTGCGTTCTCATCCACTAAGAACATCCGCCGGCCCTGCATCCCGGTGCGAATAGCGGGACTGAGCGACCCCCGGCTCATCACCGCGTTTTCGCCCCGGTTGGGCTTGAGCCCCATTGCCTTGCACGCGGCGATCAGCGGGTTGCGACCGACCTGATCGAACACATCGGCAGGCACCCATGCTGTCACTTGGCGGTTGGCGTACACCGCGCGGATGAGCCCCACAATGTCGGGCACTGCGTCGGCAGGAACTAGCGGCGACACCCAATCCGCCAGCACCGTCATGTTGCGGCCGTCCACAGCAACAAGTACGGCCGTAGTCTCCGAGCCTGTGGAATTGAGGCCAAGGAGCAACTGTTCGCGCCGGGATAGAACATAGCCGGAGCAAATATTGTCTTGCGAGAAGTCCTGATAGACCGGGATGCCTGAGAACACCTTGAGGGCGTAGGCCAGCGCATTCAAAATGTCGCGCTTGCCCGAGGGAAAGTTCAAAATTTGAGCGACAAGCTGGCTGTGCGCCGCGCGACCGCCTACGAGAATTATGTCACCGGCCATGAAAAAAGGACGCAGCCCCATGATAAAAGCCGCCTTGTCACGGTCTTGCGGAGCGTTGACGGCGCGCATGTCGAGGTGCTTTCCGGTCATTAAGGACATGGCGCGGATGGGTTGCAAGAGCCAATCATCCAAGGAATTTTTCTCAATGATGACCTCGGCCTCATCGAACTGCGCGCTCATGGAAAAGGCGCCGGCCACGATCTCGTCGGGCTGCCAATACTCGCCCCCGGACTTGTGGACGTAAATGCGGTTGCCAAGTTTGCTCACCGTCACATGCCCGGTCTGGTCGGACTTTTTGACCTCGACGGTGCGTGCCGGGTCAATGATGACTTTGCGCGGGGCATAGGCTGTGGGCGCCAAGTCCTGATACCGGAGCATCTCCTCGGTAAAAGGCTTGCCCTGACTGCCGGTGGCGATGAGCATGTACTCCTGATTTAACTCTCGCAGCATCCCGTTTCTTGCGTACTGGTCACGCTTGGCGCGTATCCACTCCATCGGATAGCGGTCAGGCCAAAGACTCTCGGATTGCGGGTCGTCAATGTCACCGTTGCAGATCGGAAACTTTGCCCCCGCCCAATCCTCAGCGG